AAGGCGGATGCGCTCGCATTGACCATGGCATCCTCCGCTGCAAGTTTTGGTGGAAGCGTTAACTTTTTAGGTTATAATTTCAAGAAACCACTGAAGTCTAGGATAATCAGAATAGGATAATTTATGGCAAAAGATATAGATGACAATAACATAGAAACTCTAACAGGCGTTCTTAAATCAGAGATGGACGATGCTAGTGATTTTATACACATGGTTGGTGCGGACAGAGCTGAATCAACTGAATATTATTTAGGCGACGCGCCAGAGGGAACTAGCTCCTTACAATCAGAGTTTATATCTACCGATGTTAGAGAAAGCATATTGTTTATGTTGCCGTCTATTATGCGTACATTCTTTGGTACTAAAAAAGTTGTAGAGTTTGTGCCTAAGGGTCCAGAAGATATCCAACTTGCCGAACAGCAAACTGATTATATTAATTATATTATCCAACAAAAAAATAACGGTTTCCAAGTTTTGTATGATGCGTTTAAAGATGCACTCGTTAGAAAGACTGGTTTTGTAAAAGTATTCTGGGATGACAGCATTGTTGCTACCACGCACGAATACACAAACTTAGATCCACAATCCTACCAAGCATTAATCATAGACAAAGATGTAGAAATTGTAGAAGAGTCGGTCACGATGGAAAGCATGACTATGGTTGACCCTGTAAGCGGTGAAGAGATCACCCAAGAAATACCAGCAAGTTATGATCTTACAATTAGAAGATTAAAAGAAAAGAACCAGGTGTGTATAGAAGCTATACCGCCAGAAGAAGTATTGCTATCCAGACACGCGCGGGATCTTGAGTCTTCGTCTTATGTTGCTCACAGAATGATTAAATCTGTATCTGATTTAGTTGCAATGGGTTACGACCAGGACGAAGTAGAACAACATGCTGGCTACGGCGGAAGCGCGGTAGATCCAGAAGCATACGAAGAGATAGAAGCAAGAAACCCATTTGATAATATGGTATATCCAAACCGCGCGGATTCAGGCGGGAAAGATGTTTTGTATGTAGAGCATTACTTATTTTATGATTATGACGGAGACGGCATAGACGAAAGAGTTAGGGTTTGCACTATCGGCAACGGTATACATGTTGTCAACGTAGAGCCTTGGGACGAGCTACCAATATGTATGTTCTGTCCAGATCCAGAACCGCACACAGCTATAGGTTCATGTCCTGCTGATTACCTAAAACCAATTCAAGCAGCTAAGTCACAAATTATGCGTGATACGTTAGACTCGCTAGGTCATTCAATCTTCCCAAGAATGGGTATTGTTGAAGGACAAGTAAACATCGATGATGTATTAAACACCGACATAGGGCAACCTATTAGGATGCGTGCGCCAGGAATGGTACAACCATTTGCTGTGCCGTTTGTGGGCAAAGAAGCGTTCCCAGTATTAGGATATTTGGACGAAGCCAAGGAAAATAGAACTGGCGTATCTAAAGCATCAGCTGGCCTAAACGCAGACGCTCTACAATCTAGCACCTCACAAGCTGTATCGGCTACTATGAGTGGCGCACAAGGAAGAGTAGAGCTTATTTGCAGACACTTTGCAGAGGGTGGACTCAAAGATATGTTCAAGACTGTTAATAACCTGGTGATAAAACACCAAAATGCGCAAGATGTGTATAGATTAAACAACAAATTCGTACCAGTAGATCCAAGATACTGGGATAATGACAAGGATATCGTGGTAAATGTAGCTATATCTAAGTCTTCAGACCAAGAAAAGTTCTCAGTTCTACAAAATGTAGCGCAAAAACAAGAACAAATTATGCAATTGTTAGGGCCTCAGAACCCATTGGTGTCATTACAACAATATGCTAATACTTTAACCAAAATGATAGAAATGGCTGGGTTTAAAGACTCATCATCTTTCATAAATACAGAAGTTCCACCGATGCCACCGCAACAACCAGAAGAACAGAAGCCAGATGCAGCTGAAATGCTTGCACAAGCAGAAGCAATGAAGGCACAAGTTAGCGCACAAAAAGCAATGATCGACGCTGAAACAGACAGAATGAAGATTATTATGGACGATGACAGACAAAGAGACATTGAAGAAGCACAGCTCAAAGTTAAGGTTGTAGAGATGCAAGCTAAGTACGGCGCACAAGTTAATGTTGCAGAGATTAATGCGATAATGGAAAGAGACAGAGAAGGAATGAGACAAGATGCAAAAGCTCAAGCTCAAGGATTATTTACAGGCAATGTCCCACAACAAAATATTTGATATTGAAGTGATTGTTGATGATATGGTGTATGTTGGTAAAGAGATTAAAGCAAGAAATAAAAATCACGCAATGCAGATAATGTCTTTAATGTCTGGTGGTGAAGTGACAGAAGATTCTGAAATAATATATTACGAAGAGAGGACGATACACTAATGAAAAAATATTTTAATAAATTTTGGACATGGTTAGACAACCTTATGAAACCTGCGCCTGTAATTAAAAAAAGAGGTAGACCTAGGAAAAAGAAATAATGGTAGCACCAAGAAGAGGCAAAGCAAAAGTAAAAGTAACTAAGTCTGGTAAAAAGGTAAGTTACGGACAAGCAGGTAAAGCTAAAGGCGGTGGACCAAGAGTTAAACCAGGAACATCTAAAGGCGATTCATATTGCGCTAGAAGTCTAGGTATAAAGAAAAGATTATCTAAGAAAAAACAAAACAACCCTAACACTCCTAACAACCTATCAAGAAAAAGATGGAAATGTTCTGGGGCTAAATCTAAAAGAAAATAAGGAGATAATATGCCAAAAGGACTATACGCAAACATACATGCAAAAAGAAAAAGAATCAAAGCTGGTTCTAATGAGAAGATGAGAAAGCCTGGAACTAAAGGCGCACCTAAAGCTAGTGCTTTTAAGAAAGCAAAAAGAACAGCTAAAAAGAAGTGAAGTTTATAAGTTATCTTATAGACAGATTTTTAGAACGGTCATTCCAAAAAACAGAAGATAAATTATCTAAATCTAAATGAACGACGTTGTTACTCTAATAACCGAACTAGGTTTTCCTATCGCTGCGGCCATAGGTCTTGGTATGTTTGTATGGAAGCTTATAAACAGAATCATAGATGGTATGGAAACAAAACTAGATACCGTAGATGAAAAAGTCAATACATCACTTACAGCTATGGAAGATAGACTAGGCACAAAACTAGACACACAACATAGTATTCTTGTAGCATTGATAGATAGAGTTAGGTCGTTAGATAATGAAATTATCAGACAAGACACTATGATAAAAACCATGCTTGGTGTACCACAATTAATAGACACCAACAAAATAGCAAAAGCAAAAAGAGATGACAAAAGGAAAGATTAGTTTACTAGTATTATGTTTATCTGTGTCAGCAGATGAAATGGTGCATAAGTTTAAGTCACCGTCATTCTCTGGCATCGGAACATCCGCGCATTACCTAACAATAGAAAATCAACAATACTCCAGAAAGATGACGCTTAAAGCAGAATTAAAAGCGTTGCAAGATCAAATAGAAAGAGATAAAGAAAATACTACACTTGCAAGATTTATAAGAAACCTAGAGTCAAGAATATACGCACAGCTATCTAGGCAATTGGTAGAAAATTTATTTGGAGAAACTCCTAGCGATAGTGGTGTTTTAACTTTAGAAGGTAACACTATAGAGTATAATGTTGTAGACGGAATAATAACCTTAAACATTACAGATTCAGATGGCAATACGACAACTATATCTCTTCCTATCGGGAATTTTGCTTTCTAGTTGCGCCTTATTATTTGATCCAATAGAAAACAACTTACCGCCCCTACAAAAAATAGAAAAGCCAGAGATAGGATCTTTATTAGTTCCAGAACTTGCTAATATTAAAACATCTAACCAATCCAAACCAGTGGTAGCGATATATGCAGGATCTTTTATAGATGCAACTGGTCAACGTAGAAGCAACAGCACTTACGCAACCTTCTCATCTGCGGTAACTCAAGCACCAGACGCTTACTTAATCAGAGCATTAAAACATGCTGGTAGCAACCATAATGGTTTTTTTGAGGTGGTAGAGCGCGTAGGCCTAGATCATGTAACCAAAGAAAGACAAATTATAAGAAGCACCAGGCAAGAGTTTAAAAAAGAAACCAAATTACAGCCACTTATGTTCGCGGGTTTAATAATGCAAGGTGGCGTGATATCATACGAAAGTAACGTAAAGAGTGGTGGCGCTGGAGCTAGATATCTTGGAATAGGAATGTCTAGACAGTACAAACAAGATACAGTTACCATCTCATTACGAACCGTATCTGTAAGTACGGGAAAAGTATTACTAGAAGTATTAGTAACAAAAACGATATTAAGTGCATCTATAGATCAAGATATTTTTCGTTTTATTACTGACTCAACCGAACTAGTAGAAATAGAAAACGGTTTGGTCAGGAACGAGTCAATCAATATAGCACTACAGACAGCAATAGAAACTGCTGTACTACAAACTATAAAAGAAGGAACAAATAGAGGATACTGGAGTTATGAAGAATTTAAAACAATTGATTGCAACACTGATTGTCTTACCGCTATTCGCGGCTGACAATGAAATCTTTGTAGAGCAAGCTGGTGCAACAGCAAATATAGACTTAGAGCAGTTAGGCTCATCTAACATTATAGGCGGTCTTAATTCTATAGCTGGCACACTAACAGCATTAGATCTTGATGGTATTAATTTAACACTGGATATCAACCAAATAGGTAATACTAATAAATTTCTTGGTGATATCTACGGTGACAATGTAACAGGGTTCTTTGAGTTTGATGGTGACAGCAATACATTTACCATACAAGGTGACCCAACAGATACTTATGGTATTAGTGGATCAGACTACAATGTTGATGTAACAGGTAGCTCTAACACATTTACACTAGATACTGGTACAAGTGCATTAAGTGAAAACTTAGACTTAGATTGGATAATCAATGGTGATGGAAACACTTTTGATTTTGATATTAACTATGATAGTGCTACTAACTATGTTGATGTAGACGGAGATAGCAACACAGTAAACTTTACAGGAAGTGGATATGCGGGAGGATACTTCTACCTTGACCAAACAGGAAACAGTAGAACATTTAACATCATACAGTCATCAACTCTTGCTGCTGATTGGTTACAGATTAACTCTACTGGCTCTAGCGGTACTGTTTGCGTCGTTCAAAGCGACGGCGGAACAACAACCAGTTGTTGATGTAGGAAACATATCTGAGCTAACTGGTTCAGCACAAGTTGTAAGAGATAAGCCATACCAGGCAACAGAGTCTTTTGACATACAGCAAAACGATGAGGCCATTACATCTAATGGTCGTATGGCTATTACATTTTTAGATGATTCTAAAGTAAAACTAACCGAACACTCGCAACTTACTATAGACGAATACATCTTTGATCCTAACCCTAGCAAATCTAAAATGGCTATTACCTTTGGTCTAGGCACAGCTAGATTTATTACAGGTAGTCTTAATAAAATAGATAAAAATAATATAGATTTAAAAACTCCTACAGCAAATATAGCAATAAGAGGTACTGACTTTACGGTAACAGTAGATGAGGTGGGAAGATCATTGCTAATACTTCTACCAAATGAATTTGGTTTATCTAGTGGTGAGATACTAGTAACAACAGCCATGGGTACAGTTACGCTAAATAAACCTTACGAAGCCACAACAGTAGATGTATATGAAAAGTCACCAAGCAAACCAGTCATATTGGATTTAACACTAGAGCTGATAGATAACATGCTTATTGTAAACCCACCACAGCAAGAAATAGCTGAAGAAGAAACTATACAAACAAAAAAGAAAAATATATTAGACTTTGATGATTTAGATATAGATTATTTAGAAGAAGACTTATTAGACTCAGAGAAAGAACTAGAATTTACAGAGCTAGATATAAATTATTTAGATGTAAACTTTCTTGAAGATTTGCTAGATGTCATAGACGCATTGCAAGAAATCCAAGAAGAAGATCAGCTTGCTCAAGATGCTACGTCAACTAACATTGTTGGTACACAGCTAGGGCAAGACTTAAACACACAAATAACATCATATATAACTGGCGAAGTGCTAACCTTGATTCGTAGCGTGAACGACACAGCAAGAGTAGATATAGACTCATCTTCCAGTTACACAGTTATCTTTATACAAGATGGCGCATCTAAAGTTGTAAAAGTAAATGGTGGTACTGGTAGCCTTATAAAAATTACACAAAGCAATTAATGAATAAAGCATTATTCACAATACTTATAATACTAGCATTGCCCTTGTTATATCAGTCAACGCCAACAGAAATATTAAAGTTAAAAGTATTTGACTATCTGGTACCAAAGCAACAACCATCTGGTTACTTTACTATTTTAAATATTACAGAAGAAGATATTGCTAATGAAGGTGGTTGGCCGTTACCAAGAAAAAGACTAGGACAAATACACACAGAGATAATAGCTAAAGGTGCTATAGGTGTTGGTTATGTTATTAGTTTTCCACAACCTGACCGTATGGGTGGTGATGCTTACTTAGCAGAGTCATTAAAGTATGGCACTTCTGTTTTAGCAATGTTTGAAAATCCTAATGGTAATTATCCGCCAACCACAGGTACTGTCATACTTGGTGATGATATAGGCGGTATGAATACAAACGGTGTCATACAAAACATAAAGATATTAACAACTTATGCACAGGAAGGTATTGCAACTGCACCAACTGATATAGATAACTTAGTAAGAAGAATACCGTTATTGTTAAGAACACCAGATGGATATGTACCCGCGTTTGGCACAGAAGTATTAAAAGCATTGGTTGGTGCTGATACTTATATTATAAAAACTAACGATCTTGGTATAGAACAAATTAGAGTCAAAGGATTGCCACCAGTTGCTACCGACAGTTTAGGTCGTAAGTGGATTAGTTGGGTAGACACACCACAAACCAATTTACAAGAAATGGATGTTGCTGGTAAGTTTGTATTTGTTGGTGTAACTGCTCCAGGTATCATGCCACAAATTGCAACCCCAGTTGGATTATTAGAACCCCACAAAATACAAACAGCATTATCTGAATCAATCTTGATAGAAAACTCGCCAAAGATTCCAGATTGGCATTTATCAGCCGAAATTTTAATTTTGCTAATATTTGTGTCGATGACGTGGCTTGTAATTAATTATCTAAGCATGGTTAAGGGCATAAGTCTCGCTGTTATTTTGCTATTCATCACGGGCTTCTCAGGAGCTTTTAGCGTTCAAAAAGGTATTTTGTTAGATTTTTCATGGACTTTTATCTCTCAAATACTAATTTCTACTATTGCTTTGTATTTAAGCTACAAAAAACAATATAAATTACGCCAACAGATAAAAAAACAGTTTGAACATTACCTTGATCCTAGACAAGTTAAACAATTGCAAGACAACCCAGACATGTTAAAACTTGGTGGTGAGAAAAAATACTGCACATTTTTATTTACAGATGTTAGAGGTTTTACATCTTTATCAGAAAAGTTAGAACCAGAAGAAGTTACCAAGATCATGAACAAGGCTTTAACTATTCAAGCAGATGCAGTTAACTTTTATGATGGCATGGTTGATAAATATATTGGTGACGCAATGATGGCAATCTTCAATGCACCTATAGATATACCCGACCACGAACAAGCAGCTATTCTTTGTGCAAAAAAAATACAAGATAAAATTAAAATGGCTAATCTTGATATTGAAATAGGCATAGGGATAAATACAGGAACTGCTGTTATTGGTAATATGGGAAGCGATACAAGGTTTGATTATTCTGCTATTGGTGATTGTGTAAATACAGCTGCAAGACTTGAGTCAGCAACCAAAGAGGTGGGTGTAGATATACTCATTGGAGAATCTACTGCAAATACATCTAAAATTAAGTTAAAATTATTAAAACCAATAAAAGTTAAGGGTAAAGAAAAGCCTTTAATTGTTTATACAACATAGGAGTAATTATGCCAAAAGGAAAAGGAACATACGGATCTAAAGTAGGCAGACCGCCTAAAAAGAAAAAAACAAAAAAAACTAAAAAGTGAGGCCATCATCCGCCAAAGCCAAAGGTAGAGCTTTACAACAATGGGTGGTAGATAAATTAATTGAATTACTTGGTTTTGACCCTGAAGATTTAGAGTCAAGGCCAATGGGTTCTAATGGTGAGGACATTATCATGGGTGTGCAATCTCGCAAGCAATTTCCATATTCAATAGAATGTAAAAACCAAGAA